GGAGCATGGCGAAGTAATCATGGCTAAAGGACTCAACGCCCTGGTGATTGCACCGATGGGTAAGAAGAAGGAAGAGGAGCCGGAGGCTGAAGAGTCCTCGGACGGCCTCCGTGAAGCATTTGACGAGTTCGAAGCGGCTACAGATCCCGACGAGAGATTTGAGGCGCTGCGCAATTTCTGTGAAATGTGCGCGATGAAAGCTGGCGATTACTAAAGGAGACGGGGCGGCGAGAGCCGCCCTGTATCTGACTCTATGGCGTTGAACACGACTCTCTTAGCTATGCGGAACTCTGCGCGGCAACACGCAGACCAAGAAAACAGCCTTTTCTGCACGAATGCTGAGATCGACGCGCTTATCAACGCCAATATCCGCAAAGTTCACCGACGTATCGTGAAAGCCTACGGCAACGCGTACGCCGGCAGTAGCACGACGATTACGACCGCCGCCGGGACCGAGGCATACGCCCTCCCCGCTACGTTTATGAAGCTCTCATCCTACGGTGTCTGGTGGGTCGCTGGGAACGAGAAACGGCGTATCTCACGATACGATCCGAACCGCTCCAACGATCAAGAGCCTAACGCTGGGTGGACGCATTACTCACGCCGTGCCGGCGTTCAATACGATTTATTCAATAAAGAGATTCGGTTTCTCCCTACACCGCAGGCCGTGCACTCGGTGAAGGTTTATTTTATCCCGACGCCGACGCTCCTAGTCGCGGATGCCGACGTCTATGACGGCATCGCCGGATTCGAGCAAGGAATCATCTGGGCTACGGCCGCCGACATGCTGGCCAAGCAAGAATCCGACGCTTCCTACCAGCTAGCCATGGCCGAGTCTGAGTTTAAAGACCTACTCGAATACGCCGACCCCGACCAGAACGAGCCGCCGCAAGTCCAATGGGTCGACGTCTGCGAGGACTATTGAGTCTCCCGTCCCTCAGACGCATCGCCATAACGAGCACGGTCGACGCCGTCACCCTGGGGCGCCAGCTGATGCAGTTCGTCTCCTACGTAGCCGAGGCCGTCAATCCGCTGCTAGCGCGTCCTCGCGCGTTCTCAACGACGCAAGCGGTAGAACTCACGGCCGCCACGCCGAAGATCGTGAGCCATAAGCTGGGTAAGACTCCCGCCGGCTGGCTCGTTACCGATATCGACGCAAACACGACCGTTCGACGCAACACCTGGGACAGTAAGACCATCACCATCCAAGCAGCCGCTAACTGCAATATTGTTATCGAGGTCTGGTAAGTGCCCCTCGAATTTGCTCCGTTAGAAATCCCTTACGGGCAGCTCGATACCCACACCGACCCCACGGCGATGGAGCCGGGTACGCTCACGAAGGCCGAAAACGTTTCCTCTGACGTCGATGGGCACTACTCCAAGCGCTTCGGTTACGAAACGCTCCCCACCGTGGGTGCTGCTTCGGGTGCTGTTCGCCTCGCCAAACGAGGCACTCAGCTACTCGCCTATGACAACCGGACGCAATGGAAATACTCGGCGGACCTAGGAACCTGGACCCAGTGGTCCCTCTCCGCTCCGTGCGCCAAGCCGTCGGAGAAGATTATCGCGCTCGAACAATCGAGCTCCTACAAGAAATGCACCAGGGCGACCGCTAACGGTCTCGCGCTGCACGCGTGGGTCGATTCCTCCACTGGTTTCGTTACCGTTCATATCTTCAGTGAAGCCGACGGTTCGCTCCTGACAGGCTACACGGACACGTCCAACGACTACGAGATTCTACACGCCGTTTCACTAGGCGACGTGTTGGTTATCGCCTATTCGTCGGCGACGTCTCAGCTAATCCGTTACCGAACGTACGACACAACGACGTTCACCTTCGGCACGCTGACCACCTGGCCGCTGATTACGGTCTTCGCCGGCACGGTCGGGTATCCCTACGCTCCGTTCGATATCGTCGCGGTGAGCTCCACGGATATCTGTATGGCATGGGCTACGGACGTGCCGGAAATTCACGTTATCCGCCGTAACGTCGTCGCTCACACGGATACGACCGCCGCGGTAGTGCTCTCGACCGAGGAGCCGGATGGTGGTTTCGCAATCGCTACGGCATCAGCATCGCTCGGACTCGTGGCGTTTCACTCTGCCACGGCCAGCGCCGTAAGAACGCGGGGATTCAATCCTACGACCAGCGCGGCGGTGTTTGCGCTCGCCACGGTCGAGGCCGATGGCGTCGGTACGGGGAGTAATTTTAATATCGGTATCGTAGCGGAGTCCGTAACGAGCTTTATCGTCGCGTTCGATCGCCATAAGACCGCTCCGGCTATCGGGTCTACCCGCACGTATACGGTCTCGTCCACTGGAATCGTCGCGTTCGACACACTAAATTATAACTATTGGCTCGCCGCTAAGCCGTATACGTACCTCGGCCGGTGTTTTCTTCCGATTCTCGCGCCACTTGAGACACAGGACACGTATTTCACGGTCGATATCACGTCCGGCGCCGTCGGGAGCCGTGAACCGGTGGCGATGCACGGATATCGCACCGCGTTTCACGAGGGAGCCGGTGTCGCTTGCCTCTCCGATACGGACGTGATCTCCGCTGGCGTCTACGCCTTCGACGCACCCATCGCCTATAAATTCCTCACGGTCTCCAGCACGACGGCGGCGGTGTCCACGTTCTACGCGGACTACACCGATCCTCTCCGGTTCCTCCCCGCCGAGATGGGTGATTCCGTCTATTTCACGGGTGGCGTAACGTTCAAATTCGAGGGGCGATACGTTAGCGAGAATAACTTCCTTCTGTATCCGGAGATTCAGAGCGCCACGGTCGGATCTGTCGGCGGCGCGGGAATGGATAACGGTCTCTATTCGTACATCGTCGTGTTTGAGGTCTCGGACCAGAGTGGGAATATCGATCGCAGTACGACGTCACTGCCTATGGCCGCGACAACCAGCGCAGGTGCAGGCCTCGGTAAGGTTGACCTTGTCATCCGCTCGCTGAACGTTTCGCATCGCATCTTTACGGACCAGCGGGTCAAGGCGTCAATCTTCCGCACCGAAGCCGGAGGCGAAACGTACTACTTCGTCGGCTCCGTTGTCGTCGGTCGCCAGTTCGAAACCGTCGCATACACGGATAGCGCCAACGATTCGACGATTATCAGTAACCGAATTATCTACACGCAAGGCGGAATCCTCGATAGAGAGCCGGCCCCTCCGTGTGAGCAGCTGGTCGTCCATAATAACCGCATGTGGGGATTCACCCAGAAGACGGTTTTCTACTCTGGCGACTACGTACCGGGTGAAAATCCGTGGTTCTCCACGGCGCAGCGCTTCATTATCGAACAGGGTGGGGATATCACCGCCCTTGCTAGCCTCGACGAGAAGCTAATTATATTCAAGAGAGATCGAATCTTCAAGGTCACGGGACGCGGCGCTAATGTGAGTGGCTCTGGGTCCGACCTCACTCCCCCCGATGTGATTACGGCCGATTGCGGCTGTATCGACCCCCGCTCGGTCATCGTTATCCCTCAGGGGGTCATGTTTCAAGGCGATAAGGGCATTTACATGCTCTCCCGTGGTGAGGAGCTGACCTACATCGGTATGCCAGTGTCGCTCTATACGGACACTTACCCGATTGTCAACGCAGCCACCATGATGCCTAAGATACGAGAGGTTCGTTTCCAGGTTTCGGATGGCGACGACGAAGGCGCTGTCCTCGTCTACAACTATCGCGACAACCGATGGACCACTCACACGAATTACGACTACGGACCGGGGGTATCGACACCCGGCGACCCGGTTAGCGTCACTGATAGGGTCGACGCGATCGTAATTGACGGCGTTTATCACACGCTCGATTCCCTCGTTTTCGTTTCCGCAGAGACTGAGGCATATCGAGACCCCGACGATACCTACATCGTATCGGAAATCGAAACTGGTTGGATCAAACCGGCCGGTAAGCAGGGTCTCGTAAGGGTCCAGCGCGTGCTGTTTCTGAACGAATTCGTTGAGGAGCACGATATGGAATTCGAGATGGATAAGGACTACGTAGATACGTCGGTCCAATCCGCTCAGTACGCGGCGGCGGATATCGCCTCGCTCCCTCAGGAGCAGGTATCGCTGCATGTGCAGAACCAGCAGGGGGAAGCGTGGCGGTTTCGCATGCGCGACGCTGAGAGCAGCGCTGGTGAGTCGCAAGGATATAAGGCCCGGGGCGTAACGCTTACCGTTGGCGTCAAGAGAGGAACTTTCGAAAAGGTTATGCAAGCAGGAGCAAAAGCTTAAATGGCAATAGGAAAATCCGCGCGGAAGGAATATCCGCTGGAGGCTGCGACGGTTTCGTCGGGTAAAACGCTCCTACCGAACGGCTCGATACTGGATGAAAAAGGAAACGTAATTTCCGGACCTACTGGCGCCGGCACGTTCGGCGGACCGCAGATCGACCCGAACGTTGGTATCGGAGTCGGATCGCTCGGCGGGCCGGACATCAGTGGCCTACAAGCTCAACAGCAGCAAATTCAAGCCGAAACGAACGCACTCGTAGAGAAGTGGAAAGCCTCTAATCCGCAATCTGGTGGTGGGATGCTCGGTGGCCTAGGGGCCGAAATGAACGCAATGAATGCGTTACGTTCGGACCCCGCTTACCAGGCGCTTATGGATAGGCAGCGAGTTGTCTCGCGAGACCTTCAAGCCCTAGACATGTCCGACCCGGGTCGATTTGCCGCGATGGCGAACGGCGCTCAGGGGCGCGAAGGTGTTACGCTTACTAGGTTCGGTGAGAAGCGTACGGCGTCTCCGGATGTCTACGAGATGCAGCGCCAGAACGCGCCGCGTACGTACGACCCGGGCGAAGCTGCGAAGGCGCAGATGTTCAACGCGCGCGAGTTCGGCGTTGATAAGACGCAGATCGACTCCACAGCCGGCGATATGGATTACGCCGCGTACCAGCAAGCACGCGCGAAGAACCTAGAAGTAATGGGCGCAGTCCAGGACCGCGCTATGGGTCGCGGTGGACCGTCTCCGGCCGAGCTTCAGATGAAGCAGGGGCAGGACCGGGCTATCTCGCAGCAAGCCGCTCTAGCCGCCTCTGGTGGTCAGATGGACGCTGCAATGGCCCGCCGTCAAGCGATGCTTGGTGCGGCGAGTATTGGCCAGAAGACCGCTAGCGATACGTCGCTCCTCAGAGCTAACGAGCAAATCGCCGCACAGAACACGTTCGGTGGAATGAACTCGGCGCAGCAGACGTCGGACCTCGGAGCGCGTAACCAGAGCTTCGGTCAGGCGCAAGCACGTGCGACGAACGACTGGCAGCAGAACCTCGGAGCCGCTCAATTCGGCTCAGATCAATCGTTCCGAAACGCACAGCTCGGAGCAAGTCAGTCTCAGTTCAACGCCGGTCAGGCGAATCAATACCAGCTCGGTCGCGCGCAGACGATGGCGCAACAGGGTCAGTTCGGCGCACAGTTCGGGCTCTCGCAAGAGCAAGCGATTGCGCAGAGCATGTCGCAACAGCGCCAGTTTAATTCGCAGTTCCAGAATCAACAGAATCAATGGGGTCAGCAGTTCGGCGCACAACAGGAGCTGAACCAAGGCCAATTGACGATGCAACAGCGAGGAATGAACGACCAGTATCAGAACGCGATGCTCGGTCAGTACATGAACTCACGTGGGATGCAGCAACAGAACGCATGGCATAACCAGACCGCCGATTTGCAGATGGCCGGACTCAAGCAGGGAATGAATATCGCCAATATGCAGGACGCTCAGGTGAGAGACGCCGCTGCAAGGCAACAGCAGACGGCGATGCTCGGTGGAGTTGCTACTGGTGTCGCTGGGTATATGGCCGCTAATAAGGGTGGCGGTGCAGCCGCTGGCGGCGGTGCTCCGGCGACTGGTAGCGGGTTCAATCAAAGCGACCCTAGCAAGATCGATTGGGGTTACTAAGTGGCTTTCGTAGGATATCAAGATCACGGCGACGGCTCGTACTCGTTCCACGACGACGCTGGCGTAAGCACGCCTCCGATGGCGGGACCCGCTGCGATGCAACAGAAGCTCAAGATTGACGCGACTGCCGGCCCGCAATTCGAGATGCCGCCGCCGGTTAAGCCGATTCGTGGCGAGAGGGCTGAGCTGAGTCCGGAGATGATGGATTCCGCGGCTGGCCCCGACCAGCGTACAGCTGGGTTGTCTGAGGACGTCATTCGATCGTCGCTCTCTGGCGTGGGTGGTGCTCAGCAACAGGCCCCCCGCTCTCTGAGTGACGCATCGTTCGAAGTCCCCGGGCTCACGGTGCGCCGCGACGCTCCGAAGGAAGATACGCGTAAAGCGCCGGTAGACCCCGCTACGCAGCAGATTCTCGCAGACCTCGATGCGAAAGCCGGTCTATCGAAAACGCAAGAGGGTCCGAGATACGGAACCAAGGTAGCCGCGGAGATGATCGACTCGGTGGTCCCGGAGAAGGACCGCGTTCAAGTCAGTGTCCCCAGTCAGCGCGGTCTTCAATTCGCCCCCGCTCCTGGTGGCGGCGGTTCCGGTCCCAGCCTGAAAGAAGTCAAAGCCGGCGAAGCTACGGCGTACACAACGATTGACCCCCAGAACCAAGCGAACATCAAGCGAGCCGACCAGAATCGCTACGAAGCAGCTGGCCAGCTTGGCGCCGCGCAAGAGAAGGGCAACGTAGCAGCCACCGGCGTAATGGCCGAAGTCCCCGCGGGTCTAACGAATCTAGAGCGCGAGCGCCAGATGCAAGAAGAAAGCATCGCGCATCGCGTCCAGTTGGACCACGAGAAGCTTGATAACCTCCGCGACGAGACCCGTAAGGACGTCGACCCTAACGCGTTCTGGAAGTCCCGACCGGCGTCCGATAAATTCATGGGCGCCCTTGCTATGGGCATCGGGGCATACGTCCAGGCGATGGGTGGCGGTCCGAATCAGCCGATGGCGATTCTGAACAGCGCCATTAAAGAAGAAATCGACGCGCAGAAGAGTAACCGCGACGCTGCACATCAGCGCTTTCAGGACATGCGCGGGCAGATGTCCGAGCGTAAGGCGTTGTTCGCAGACGAGCGCCAGAACTTCCTCGCGAAGAAGTCAGCGTACCTCGAGCAAGCGCAGAGCAAGCTAACGGCGTACGCACAGGACGCGAAGACGGACGAACAGAAGGCCCAGATTGCCGACATGCAAGCACGGATTCAGCGCGAGTCTGAGATGACGATGGCCGAGTTCGGCAAGGTCTCGCATCAAGTGCAGACGAAGGTTATCCAGACGGGTGGCCACGGCGGACCGCGAATGGAAGACCTTAACCGCGGTCTCGTGGTTCAGGACCTAAGCGGTAATAAGTACCTCGCGCGTAGCGATGGCGCTGCGAAGAAAATCCAAGAGGTCCGTCCGCTCACTCAAACGGCCGTGGAAGCCGCGAAAGAGATGCGGACGATTTCCAATAAATCCGGATTCGAAAAGCTCGATCCTACAGACCCAGCCGTGGAGTCGTTCAACTTCGCTCGCGAGCGGTTCGTTAACTCTATGAACTCCCTTATGGGTCAGGGCGTTGTGAAAGACGACGATATCAAACGTTACACCAAAGAGATTCTCGGCGGACCCTACGGGCTATCAACGGCGAAAATCGCCGATAACTTTGCGCGCCAGGCGTCGTCGCAATTCGACCAGCACTTTAAGGCGAACGTGGATACTGAGACTGAAGTCGAGGAACGCGCCGAGATGGACGCTAAAGGCGTTATCAAAAAAGGCGTCCACTACAATCAACAGCAACTTCTTACGGGTCAGGCGCCGCGCGGACAGGTCAACTTCCGACCGGCTGGTAAATGAAGGTAGTTGACAATAAAACCGGGAAACTGGTTGACGTCGCCGACGAAGACGCGAGTAGCGGTCTACAGTCCGGCGCATTCGCGCTAACGAAGGGGCAGTCCGTTCCGGTAACGTCCCCCGATGGTACGATTGGAACCGTTCCCTCGGAGCAACTCGCCGATGCGCTCGGTTCCGGATTTCAGCTATCGACGGAAGGCGCCGTTCGTCAAAAGGAGCTCGCTTCTAGACACAGTGGACTCGGCGAAGTCGTCAAAACGGGTCTAGAGGGAGCAGCAAGCGGCCTCACGTTTGGTGGCAGCGACTACGCGGCGCGTAAGCTGGCGCCGGAATACGCCGACCAGATGGCCGAGCGTAAGGAATATCTCCCCACCGTTCGTATGGGTGGAGAGGTAGCCGGCGCAGTCGCTCCGATGCTCCTCTCTGGCGGCACTGGAGCCGTCGCTAAGGGCGCAGCTCTCGCCCCCACGTCGCTGGTCGGCAAAGCTGGTGCACTCGCTGCGCGAGGCGCTGAAGCCGTCGTAGGCACCGAAGGTACGAGCCTCCTAGCCCGCGCAGCACAGCGCGCTATCCCGATGGCCGCTCAGGGAGCAGTCGAGGGAGCCGCGTACGGCGCTGGCCAGGTCGTTTCAGAGAACGCGCTCGGTGGTAAGGAGATTACCGCGGAGAAGCTACTCGCTGGCGCCGAACATGGGATGTTCCTTGGCGGCGCTGTAGGCGGCGGTCTCGGCGTAGCGACTGAGGTCGGTAAGGCCGTAGCACAGAAGGCGTTTAAGTTCGCGGGTGAGGGTAGCCTCAGTACGTGGCTTAAGGATATCTCGGACCAGCAGACGATTAGGGCGCTCGGTGGCACGCAGCGGGATATCGGTCGGCTAGGCCGCACAGCGGAAGCAAGTGAGAAGCGTATCGGGGAGATTGCCGAAACTGTCCGTACGGCGACGCTGGACGACGGAACCAAGGTCTTTAAGCCGTTCAGCAACGCTTCCGAACTCGCCGATAAGCTGGTCGTAGCTGAGAAAGAAGCCGGTACCAGGCTCTCTAAAGCCGTCGATCGCATCGAAGAAATCACGCTTGCGAATCCGGAAGCAAAGCCGAACCTCGGTCAGTTCCTTAAGCGCGTCGATGATGAGGTTCTAGCGGAGCTCAAGGCGAGCGCGATTCCAGAAGTTCGTCAGCGGGCGGACGTAGTAGAGCGCGCGATAAAAGACCTGCGTCCGAAGCCCGTCGAGGCTCTAGAGCTAGGTCCGAAGTTCAAGCCGACAGACGACGTAGCCGAGATGATGGCGCAAGCGAAAGCCGCGCCTCCGAACGTCGCAGACTTCTCACTACCGGAAGCTGCTCCCGAAGTCGGTTTTAAAGAACTCCGCAAAATCCGAACGGACCTCGACTCCGTTATCTACCAGGAGCGCGCTAACGCCGCGTCCGGTATCCCCGGTCTCCCTAATCCGAAGCTACAGGCTCTTGAAAAGACCCGCGGCCTACTCGAAGACGAGATTGAAAAAGCTGCCGATAAGGCCAGCCAGCTCGTAGGAGACGAGTCTCTTGCTGGCGCGTACCAGGCTGCGAAGCGTGAGTTCCGCGACCTGCGTCAAGCCAAAGAAATGGCCGAGCGCTGGCAGATGCGGGACCTCGGTAACCGTGCGGTCAGCCCCACGGATTACATGACCGGTATCGGTGGCGGTATCGCCGCTGCTAGCCACGGTCTCGGTGGTCTCGCGTCGTTTGGTACCGGCGCTCTAGCCAGCGCAGCCCATAACGTTATCCGCGAGCGCGGCAACTCCGTACTCGCCTATGCCGCTGACCGTCTCGCTAACGTCAACGCGCTCTCCCACGTCGTAGCCGGCGTAGATCAGAAGATCGAACGAGGTGTAGCAGCCGCTCTGAAGACCGAGCTTCCTCGACTCGCAGCACAGCAGACCGCGAAGCAAAAGTCCTTCGGGGAGATGGCCGATAAGGTCGCGGCGATAAGCAGTAACCCAACGGAGCATGTCGCCCAGAAGGTTGGCGGACTCGCTATCCACGCGCCGCAACTCGCAGCCGCCGCTAGTGATGTTATCTCCAAAGACATGGCTTACGTGGCAGAGAAGATGCCACGTAGGCTCTCCGGTACCGGCATCACTGGTCAGAATCGCCAGGTTTCCGACGCCGATGCGCATAAGGCGCAACGTATGGTTAAAGCCATCGACGCTCCTCTAACGATACTCTCGGACGTGCGTGACGGGCGAACGACGCCATCATCAGCGCAAGCCGTACGGGACCGTCGACCGGAGATTATGCAGCAGATCGAACTTCAGATCGCTACCGGTATCGCCAGTGGTAAGCGCCCGAGCTGGAATCAACAGAAGCAGCTTACGATCCTCACTGGCAAGCCGGTGACGTTCCAACAGAGCCCGGCTTTCAAGGCCAGTATTCAGCAGATTTATCAAACACAGCAGCCACAGGGCGGCCCGGCCGCTCCGAAGCCGTCTCGTCGTCCAGCTACCAAGCTGGCAGCCGGTCAGCTTACCCCGTCACAGAAACTCGGAAACTTCGAATAAACGTAGGAGTTTAATTCATGTCAGCAGCAAAAGGTCAGTATATCAGCACAACGTACACCGCCCCCGCGGAGAACGACATCCGTACGTTCCGAATCGACTCGGAGGGTAAGCTTATGGTTGCGGCTACCGCGACCATCTCCGGTGGCGCTACAGCGGCGCTACAGACAAGCGGTAACGCCAGCCTGACCGCGATCGATGCCGACATGGAGCTGCTCAAGCAGCCGACTCGTAGCGCTACGGTTACCGAGGGAGACGCTACCGATATCACTGCCACGGCGACCAAGGGTCTTTGGGTCGGTACCGGTGGAGACCTCGCCGTGCGTCTCGCTGGCGACTCCGTTACGACCGTTCTAAAGAACGTTCCCTCCGGGACCTACGTGCCTGGTGCGTACTCGCGCGTGATGGCTGCGACGACCGCGGCGGATATCGTTTCGTTCTACGGACCGTGATGCGTAATCACTGGACCGGATGGTCTCGGCGCCCCTGGCGACCGCGCGATATGCCCGGTTGTATCGTCGAATCGTGGGCTGACGAGGGAACGACTCTTCACACGGTACCGCGTGCACAAGGTACATCGCCCCCCGTGCTGACTTATGGTGGAATTCGTACCGGTCGAATATTCCCATACGTTCAAATTGATTCGACGGTGGGAGGTACCGGCTTAGGTCAGGCAACCTACAAGGTTAGCTACGACGACGGAGCGACGTTCCCACACACCGGCATTCCTACGGCGGCCGGTCCGGTTGCACTACCTGGCGTTGGTTCCGACATTACTGCCAGCTTCGCCGCTGGCCCGTATAATACCAACAATATATATCAACCTCTCGTTACACAGATTAGCGACCTGACCGGTCTGACGAACCACGCAACGCAGGCAACAGCGGCCAATATGGCCATCGGGCGAATGGTCGCCTTCAACGGTAGACCTAGCCTCGATTTCGGCGCAGGGACCGCATTTGGCTATGCCACGCCTTCGGTGTCTTTGAGCGGAGCTCATTTCATTTTCGCGATCGTACGCGGCGACGCTTCATGTGGTTATGTGATCGTGCACGTCGCGGACAGCGGACCCGGGTCCTTTCTGTTCGGTAGCAGCTCGGGAGCATCCCTTGTTCGCCGAACGAACTACTCTTTTAGAAACGTCACGGCGGCAAACTGGCTGCGCGACGCGACCAGACACACTGCCGGATACACCTGTGATGGGACTATTAACGCCGGCCACGTTCTCTACAGAGACGGTGCGGTTGAGCCATCAACGGATTCGGCCTCAACGGGAAACCCCGGAACGGGGGCTACTGCGGGGCCTCTCTATATCGGCAACAACCAGAGCCTAACTAATAGCATCCGGGGTCTACTTGCCGGATGGGTCGTCGGTACGGGGGCGGTGTCGGCCGTCGACATGCGTCGCCTTTACGAATACGCGATTCGACGTTTCCCGCTCTAAACGAACATACCAGTAGATCGGTAGTGCGCCTATCGCTGTTAACAACGTGAAAATAACGCCTATCTCCAGGTTCGACATCTTACCCCGCAAATGTCGCACATAAACGCGCGACGAATGAATACAACGCGCTCCCAAAATGCGCGTCTGACGCGTACCAGCTTCCCACCACATTTTTTACAGTTGGACATGTTTATACTTTGAAACAGACCGCTCGCATCATCCGAAATAACGTACCGCTTACCTTACTACCCAATGGTACTACGTATGGGGAGCCGCTTCACTGTCCTACTGTAGATGCTGCGCGTCTACTACCGGATCCTCCTCCGCCATGTATCTCCATTGGTAGCGCTGGTGCCGCAGTAACGGGAACGTTCTATTGGGATTCTGCTAGCACAGGTACCGACGACAGTCAAACTTTTATCAAGGTCGCCGCTATCACTACAGGTAGGTATCGACCCGTTTCGATTTCGTCTGGTGGAGGTAGCAGCGGCCTCCCTCTTTCCGTAGCGACCATTCCGGCGCTTAAGGCGATTCTCTCTACGACGCTTACCGATACGCAGCCAGCCACGGTACAGACCCCCGGGACTAACTGGGTATGGTCCGTTGGCACTGGCGCTGGTTTCGAGTCGGATGATATCACGGTTGTTCGGCCGAATAACATTCTTCTGGCCAGCAACGGGCGCTGGTATAATACCTCTCCCGCTCCGGTAGTACCGACGTTCGCGGCTGCACGGCTGGCGGTATCCGGTAAACAACCGACGATCAGCATTCAAGCTCGCTCGTCGTTGAACGATGGTGGCGGCGGAACTTTCGATTACGACGCATCGGATACTACTACAGCGGACAACGATGGAATTGTCATAGTTGCGGGTACGCGTCGCTATAAGCGACGTAACTCAAGCCCCGTCGACGCCGCTTGGTTTGGCGTCGTTGCGAGCACGAGCGGCGCACCCGTTGATGTCGCACCCGCAATGCAGGCCGCGATCAATGCGACACCCCGCGGTGGGACATTGCGCATCCGTACGTGCGACGCGCTGAACGGCCGCGCCTATCGCCTCAAGTCGTCGAACGTGACGACAGCGCAGGGGAACTACGCACTCTATATTTCCAAACAGATTACAATCGACGGCGAAGGCGCGTACCATCGGAACAACTCCTCGGCCGTATGGTTCATCTGCGACGCAAACATCGGTGGAATCTATATCGCTGGTGGCGTAAGCTCATCCGTAGACGGACGATTCTCCGTCATTAAAGATATCGCCATTGAAGGAGCAGGACCCGCCGTAGGCTCAGTTGTACACGGCATATTCACGAATGGTCGATTCCACGTTGAGCGCCTGTTCCTTGGTGAATTCCGAGGTTGCGGCTTCTATGCAGACGGATCAGGCGTAGGCAACAATATCAATTCGTGGACGGCAAACGATATCGGCTGTGACAACAACGGCCAGCATGGGTGGTACATCACCGGCAACGACGCCAACGCGGGCCGTGCGACGGGCATCGATTGCAACGAAAACGACGGCGTTGGAATCTTCGATAGTTCGTTTCTGGGCAACACGTACGTTGCGTGCCAAGTGGCAATCAACGGAGGCGCAGCCGTCGGGCAGGGTCCTTCCGGCGAACACCTCGGATACAAGGTCGACGAAGTTCTAAGCGCGACGGTGTTTCTCGGTTGCTACGCCGAGGATGATCAGTGGTTGGATCTAGCCCAGTCGGCACAGTGGATTGGAAGCCAGAACTGGGGGCACGGGCCGATTCCCGGGAGCTCAGGTCAATATGTAATGCCGCAGGACTCCTTGAATATCGGCTTCAAGACGTCCAATTATGACGGCGGACGTGGTCACATCCTTAGTGGTGTGCTTGCCCCAGCGGACGACGCGCCGACCGTCATCTCATTCAAACTACCGAACCTAGATCAGGGAGGCACACGCGACCGTGGTGAATATAAGCTAGGCGTATTCACTTCGCATATCGAACAGCCGACGCTGGAGGGTTACGGGTTTTTCTACAGCGACTCGTTCGACAATCAGGCGTTTTTCCTATCCGCCGAAGCCTTCAGCCGCGGTCCCGGGCGGATGGTTTTCTGTAACGGATATTATCATCGCACGCTGGATGGCACGAAAGCAGTCTGGCGCTTCGTGCACTCCGAGCCCGTTAACGGCGGAAACGGCGTCCACATCATTGGTGACACGCTCGAGTATGCAACTCCTGTGTCGGGGGGATACAAGGGGCGAGTCTGCACACGGGGCGGGGTCTACGGTGCGACGGTGCAACGAAGCACCGCGTATACACTAGGCGTCAAGATCACGCCCGATCCCGATAACGGGCACGTGTACACTTGCACCACTGCGGGAACGACCGATGTGTCACAACCCGCGTATAACACCGGCGGTGGGTCCACCACGACGGACGGTACCGCGGTGTTTACAGAGGGTGGTATCTCTTCGATCTGGGGGGAATTCGGCTACATCGGCACGGGTGGCGGACCGACCGGGGCCACTGGCGCCGACGGTGCGACCTGGCGCAGCGGCGACGCCTCAACCCTCGCCACCAATCCAGGCGTTAACGGCGATTTCTTCCTCCTCAACACCGGCGACGGTGAGGTCTATAAGAAAGCCGGCGGCACCTACTCGCTCGATACGACCATTAAAGGTCCCACCGGCTCTACCGGCGCAACTGGTCCCGCTGGCGCTCAGGTCCGCCGTAAAGACGCCATCACAGCGGCGACGTCGTACGGCTTCGCTGGCTCGTCGCCGGACCTCACGCTGACATCGAACTGGACGATCGTTTGGTGCTCTGCCGACGGCGACCACACCGTTACGCTAAAGCGCACGGGCGCCACGGACGGGGCGGTGATTGAATTCGCACTGTGGGGCACCGGCGAGGTGTCGATTCAGATCAACGACGAGGCGCGCGGTGACCTGGGGACTCTTTCTGGGTCAGGCGTCGTCCCGGCCACTGTGACTACCCCGATGTACGCGTCGTTCATGTTCGTTGATTCCACTGACGGGTGGGTACCTCTCGACAGAGGAGACTTGGAATAATGGAAGGTATTCTCGCATCGCTCGTTCCGACGCTCCTAACGGCCGTCCTAGCCTGGCACACGACTCGCGTGCGTAAGGACCGGGATCAACTCGACGAACAGCGCTGCGAGCGCATCAAGCGCCTGGAAGAGATTGTTGAGTCTCACCGAGAAGAGCTCCACCAGCGTGAGCTCGCGATCCAAGCTGTTCGCCAGGAGTCGTCGAGCACGGCCGCGACCGTTCGGGAGATCAAAGAAGAACTATCCGACATCCGCTCAAACATGGTTCGCAAGGATGACCTTGCCGAATCAGCGGAGGGTCTTCGTCAGTATATTGCCACAGTACTTAAGCTTACACCGCATAATCGCAGGAGATAATTCGTGAAAGACTTTCTTAATAACCCCGTCGTTCAAAAGCTGGCCATGATTCTTGTGGCCGCCGCCCTCTACATCGGAGGGACGTTCTTCCCCGGTGCTGAGAATGCCCTACATATGCTCGCCGCGAGCATAGCCGGTGGTGCAATGATTAAACGACCGGGAGACGAAAAAACCTCGGGTAACTGAGATAAGCATCTTGCGTGCCAACAAAGTAGTGTATACAGTTGGTAGGTGAGTAAAGCACGAAGCAAGGTCTGGTTTACCTTTGAGGGGCCGGATCGAGAACGTTGGACCGTATACTTCGCCATTCAAAAGAAAAACCCCAGCTTTTTCAGCGGAAAAGCCGTTGGAACTGCGTGGTTTGGTGGGCGATACAAAAACCGCATTTACATCGATGCAGGTCAGAAGTGGGATGAAATCTGCAATACGCTCGTTCATGAGCTCATGCACGTCGCATTTCGTCACCTACGTCTGTCGCCGATAATCGACGAAGCAATCGTAGCCGACGTGAGTGACGACCTGGCCTACATCCTGTTTCAGGTTTTACCGGCGTGGCCGGAGTACGAGGGGTGAACGTAATGAATAAGGACCCCGATTACTATAAGAAATATTACGCAAAGCATAAAGACCGGCTTCTCGCCTACCAACGCGCTCAGCGTAAAAACGAGACCCCCGAACGGCGAAAGGCCAGGTTGGCGCGTAAGCAAAACCCGGTCACTGTTCACAATTGTCAGTTGAAGCGAAAATTCGGTATTACAGTCGAACAATTCAACGAGATGCTCACTGCGCAGAACGGCGTTTGTGCAATCTGCGGAACGGCAGAAATCGAACAACGGACGGGGCGACGTTTGTCAGTAGATCACTGTCACGCATCTGGTCGTATAAGAGCTTTGCTCTGCATTCGATGCAATCCCGGCCTCGGTTCCTTTAAAGATTCACCGGAGCTGCTTCGCGCCGCTGCCGATTACATCGAGGCGCATAAAAAATGACACCGAATGAAGCTCTCGCCGCTGCAAACGGCAATAAGACACAGGCGGCGTCGCTCCTGGGAATCTCTCGCCACGCTCTACGACGCCGCCTGTCTGCCCGCTACGATGCTGCTGGTACG